CAACAAGTGATCATTCGGCGACAGTCACCGCTGGCGACTTGATTCGAATCAAAGATCAAGACTTTGGTAATCATGAAGTGTTCGTAGTCTCGGCCGCAAATACTACTGCGATCAGCACATATCGAAACATTACAACTTCAAGTCTCGTATCGGCCGGAGTTACAAGATCAGATATTGTTATCGATAAACTAAAGTACAGAAATGTCGCATGGAATAACGTTGAAAATGATAACACTGTAAGATATGTCAACTCAGAATATGTAGAGTTCGATCGCTATACATCGATGCAAATTAAGATCGTTCTTCTTGCAACGCAATCTCACATTGTTCCAAAGGTAGAGGCTATTCAGGTTATCGGAGTTTCCGCATAATGTTAGTCAAGACTGAAACTGATGGATTCATGAAAGATACTTCTACTGGAGCTTTCATAAATACAGACGATGCATCTTATGCAAAGTTTGTAGCAGAGAGATCGAAAGCGAAGAATAGCAAAGAGCTATCGAATAGAATCAGTGCAGTCGAAGACGATCTCAAAGAAATTAAAACTCTACTCTTACAAGTAGTGAATGGAAGAAATTAATGTCAAGACCAGTAGCTAATGTTGATGTAATTACCGACTCGTTCGAGGTTTGGCTCCTCGAGACCAATGAACTTCTTCACGCGCTTTCGACAGAAATCATCACTGCAAATAGCACGTATGCAAACACGGGTAACACTGCGTTTCCAAGAACAGCTCAGCTATACGGAACATTCGGGGCTAATAATCTCGTCGTAACAAACTGGATGAAAGGCGGAAACGTCAACGGTTCGTTTGCGAATCTCATGATCAGTACGAACACTGTTCTGAGCAACGTGACATCGACCGAAATTCGTCTGGAAGTTGCCAATGGTTCTTCGAACACATTCATGTGGCAGTACGGTCTACATGCTGGTTTGACTGGTGCAAACCTTGTCGCTAACACAACGAAGCTGACGATTCAGTCGAACTCGACCACGAATACAACAGCAACTGCATTCGCAGTTGTTGCCGCGAATAGCACTAACACTGCTACGATGAATCCAATTAGCTTTAGCACTGGATTGTTTGTAGCGAACACGATTCAGATTACATTAGGTGCCAATGTCACTGCTAATGCCACGAATGGTGGTACGATCCAAGTCACAGGATCCGGAGCAGTAGGTAACAGTGTATCAAATAGCAGCGGCCTATATGTAGGCAATACTGTTACGAACAGTCAGATGACGAGTGTTCGATTCTTTGCCGCAGAAGGTAGCAATACCGTACTCGCAAACAATCAGATCATTAGCATTGCCAATACAACATCATCTGCAAATATTGATCCTATCAGTTTCAAGACAGGCATCTTTACAGCTAACACCATTCAAGTTTCACTTGGTGCCAATGTCACTGCGAATGCTACCAACGGCGGCACGATCCAAGTAACAGGAACTGGTACGGTCGGCAATACGGTTGCAAATAGTAGTGGCCTGCATGTAGGTAATACTTTAAACTCTTCACAAGTCACATCAGTTCGTTTCCTTGCATCTGAAGGTTCAAACACCACTCTTGCAAATACTCGAATCATTAGCATCGCTAACTCGAGTGCCACTGCAAACATCGAACCGAACGCATTTAAAACTGGCATCTTTACTGCCAATACTATTCAGATCTCGCTCGGCGCAAACGTCACGGCAAATGCTACCAATGGTGGTACAGTGCAAATCACTGGAACAGGTGCGATTGGTAACGTTGTAGCAAATAGTAGCGGAGTATTTGTAGGTAATACGCTTAACGCTTCTGAGTTAACATCGCTTCGATTCTTCACCGCAGAAGGTAGTAATACCGTTTTAGCGAATACTCGAATTGTTAGCATTGTCAACTCAACGTCGACATCTAACGTTACACCGACAGGATTCTTTGCAGGTATTGTTACTGCTAACCAAACAGTTGTTGCAGTCGGAGCGAATGTCGTTGCAAATGCTACTACGGTTCTTGTTGGGAATGCAACGTTTAATACGGCGATTGGTAATGGATCGATCACTGCATCTGCGAATCTTACCATTACGCCGACAAGCCATCTTGTTGTTGTAGGTGCTGCGACAGTCAGTTCGAACGTTGCTCTTGCAAATACGCTGACGGTTACAGGAAATACGAATCTTTCGAATACGCTCACTGTAACTGGAGCTACAACGCTTTCGAGTACTCTTGGAGTAACAGGAGCAACTGCTCTAGCGAATACGCTCGCAGTGACTGGTCCTGCTACACATGCAAACATCGTGACTTTCAAGACTGAGCACGTAGTTGATATCTTTGCAAACGGAAATCTTGGAGCTACGACTGGTTCAGATCTTCTTGTCTTCGAATATCCAAAGGCAGACTATAGCACTGCTAAACTTCTCATTCAATTGAAAAATGCTGGTAATACACAGATCTCTGAAGTACTACTTGCTCATGATAATTCGACTGCGCAGCTTACAACATATGGTACGGTTTCTTCACCTGTTGCAGCTAATTCCGGAGTCAGCTTACTTGGTACTTTCTCTGCGAACGTGGCTACTGCAAACGTAAGAGTATATGTCAATCAAACAAGATCTAGCACGGCTGCAAAAGTTGTTGCTCAATTCATTAAGTAAGGTAATATATGTCAGGCGCAAATAATAGATTTAAGGTTGATAACGGTCTAGTTGCTTCTGGCAACGCGATCTTCTATGATCGTGTCGACGTAGAAGCCAACGCGCACTTTAAAAACGACTTGTTTGTTGTATCTGGTAACCTTGTAGTAAATGGTTCTCTTGTATACGCCAACGTTACCATCGGTCAAGGCGGGGTTCTTCTGATTGCAGATCAGCAGCCACTCGGTAATACTTCAAACCGTTTCAATGCTTTCGTATTTAATACGACATCTTATGGAACACTACGACCAGATGCAAACGGTGGTGCACTTGGTACTACGACTGCTCGCTTTGATGTCTTTGCAAACAATATCACCGTTACAAATACGGTGAATTTCCCGAGTGGAGCAGGCGTTAACTCGTCGCTCTATACTGGTACAGCAAGCAATGCTAACACCGTATACAATATCTCGGCGAATGGTATCGTAGTCAGAACTGGTACAGGAACAGGTACTACGGTATCGATTGCTTCTACGAACGGCATTAGCGTAACAAACGGCAACGGCGTTTCTGGAAATCCTACGATTAGTTTTGTAGCGAATGCTGGTTTAACAGTAAACGCGGCAGGCGTATTTGTTGATGCATCTGCTATTACTGTCGGTACACTTCCTACATCTCGGGGCGGTACAGGCGGATCGATCAATAACCTTCTACCTACACAATCTGCTGGAACAACAGGTTTCGTCCTTGCATCAAGTGGAGCGACAGCTAACTTGGTGTGGACGCAACTTGCTGGACCTCAAGGTGCGCAAGGTGCAACTGGTGCTCAAGGTGCACAAGGATCTACCGGTTCTCAAGGACCAACTGGTGCTCAAGGCGCAGCTTCGACAGTTCCTGGTCCACAAGGCGCGCAAGGAATAACTGGTTCCCAGGGTCCACAGGGAACAACTGGTTCTCAAGGACCACAAGGACCTTCGGTTCAAGGACCGACGGGACCACAAGGTGCACAAGGAATTATCGGACCTCAGGGACCGCAAGGAACAACTGGTGCTCAAGGTGCTGCTTCAACCGTTGCCGGTCCTCAAGGCGCCCAAGGTTTGCAAGGTATCCAAGGACCACAGGGACCGCAAGGCCTTACAGGTGCACAAGGTGCAGCATCTTCAGTTGCTGGTCCTCAAGGTGCTCAAGGATTACAAGGCGCTCAAGGTGCAACTGGTCCTCAAGGATCTCCTGGAATAAACGGAGCACAAGGTGCAACTGGTGCTCAAGGCGCGGCAGGTTCAAGTATAACAGGTGCTCAAGGTGCAACCGGACCACAAGGTGCCCAAGGAAGTGCATCTGGTGCTGTCGCGCCTATTCTAAGACACGTCACCGCAGGATTTACAAGTGGCGGCCAAGTTTTTGTAACAGCGACTCAACCTACTGCTTCAGCGGCTGGTGATATCTGGATTGACACTGCAGGAACTACAGGATATACACAAAGTCTCTCGTCAAATGGATGGACTAAGTTGCCAAACGGAGCAATTATTCAGTGGGGAACAGTAACTGTTACTCCAAATACTACAGGATCTGGATCATTTCCAACATCGTTCACCGCGGTTGCCCGAGCTGTGATGAATGGCGTAGGAGATACAGGCGTATTTGGACAGGCTTCTAAAGGTGCAACCATTTTTAGTGTATCAACAACTGGTTTCAGTTGGTTTAACGGAGATGAAAGTTCTCATACCGGTTACTGGTTAGCAATGGGATATTAATAAAATGACAATTTACTACAGCCCAACAACAAAAGGTTTTTACGATACTGATTTTGGGTATCCGTCATTGCCGCAAGATATTGTTGAAATTACCGCAGAGCAACACCAGCAGTTTCTCCATGGTATGAATATGCAAAATAAAGAATTGGTTTTATCACAAGGAAATCTTGTTTTGCAAGATCGAGTCGTGGTAATTACTTGGGAACAAATTAGATCGAAAAGAAATAATCTTCTAGCTTTATCTGACTATACTCAAATGGCAGATTGGCCTGGAGATAAAACTGCTTGGGCTACATATCGTCAAACTTTAAGAGATCTTCCTCAGACTTATACAAATGCAGCAGACGTTGTTTGGCCATCTAAGCCAGGAGAATAATAAGTGCCGCTAACGTTCCTATCTGCTAAACCTGTTAAATATTGGAACGGCTCGTCGTGGGTCGGGAGCCAAGATTTTGCCGCCGTTAAAATGTGGAATGGATCTACGTGGCAATATGTAGGAATACGTCCGTATGCAGATGTAGCCTTAGTTACTTTTAGTCCCGTGGGCGGCACAATATCATCTCCGACTTTTGACACTGCCGAAGCGTATGGTTCCCAAGCAGGTTATACTATCACAGCTTCTTCAAGCGTAGTTTGGACTTATACTGGAGGAGATGGATTTAGTGGATACGCCAGTGTTGCAAGTGGAGGAAGTGCTTCATCAATTGAACTTGTAGCAGCTTATACAGGTGGTTTCAATGAACAAACGTTTAACGTATCAGCATCAAATGGTGCAGAAACTAAATATTGGGTGATAACTGTAACATCTTATAGTTTTGAATAAACATAGCGGAAGAATTAAATGGCACTGAAAGCAAATATCATTATCGATCAAGGCACTTCATTTGCTACGTCTATTGATGTGACTGATGAAAATGGTAACATCGTAAATCTTACAGGATTTACAGGTGCCGCTCAGATGCGTAAGCATTATACTTCGACCGCTCAAACCGCATTTACAGTTTCGATTACTGCTGTGACTGGCGTCGTCGCTCTTTCGATGTCGGCAAATACCACAAATGGCCTTACAGCCGGAAGATACGTATATGACTGTGAGTTGACTGATGGCAGCGGAACAGTTTCTCGTCTTGTTGAAGGTATCGTCACAGTTACACCAGGAGTTACAAGATAATGGCAGGTGCATCTCGTTTAGTCGCTACAATTACAAATAACAACGGCAGATTATCATCTGCTGGTCCTATTACTCTGAAAAATCAAATTCAAGAAATACGAAGTATTGAAAACATACTCGACGTCAGCGTCGTTGAAGCCGCCAATGGCGCTACATTAATCTACAATTCTCAAAATGATAAATATGAGGTGAGACAACTGTCATTCGCGGATCTAGCAGTAGATCTCGACGGCGGATCATTTTAACCTAAAAGGAATAGCCAAATGGCAGACAATTTAATTCAAATTAAAAGGTCGTTAACGACAGCTGATGCGCCAACATTAGCTAACGGTGAATTAGCGTTTACAGCAAATGGCGATCACTTATTTATTGGTTCGAATGGTGCTTCGATCACCATTGCCGGTAAATTTAATCCTGGTATACTGACCGCCAACCAAGCACTCGTTGCGAATGGTACCTCTGGTATCGACAAGATTATTGTTGCTAACGCTGTTGTGACAACAGTTACAGCCAATGGTTCGACGGGTACCAACGGACAAGTACTGAGTTCAAATGGAACAGCCGCTTATTGGGAAACTCCTACTTCTGGCGTATCTGGTTCAAATACACAAGTTCAATTTAATAATTCTGGCGCATTAGCCGGAGACGCAGACTTTACGTTTGATAATACCAATAATAAACTGTCTGTTGCCGGCGGCGTTCTTGCTGGCTCTGGCGGTAACTTCGTCGTTGGTTCTAATTCTTTTGTTGCGAATGCCACCGGTGTATTCTCTACAGGCACCGTGAACGCAGCGATTGTGAGTGTTGGTACGGCGTTCGTAGCAAATGCCACACAGATCAATATTGGAACTAACGTTGCTCTTAATGCAAATGGCACAAATGGTACTGCAGGACAAGTTCTTGCATCGAACGGAACAGCTGTATACTGGGTAACACCTCAAGATGGTGATATTACATCAGTCGTAGCCGGTTCTGGTCTTACTGGTGGCGGTACATCTGGCGAGGTAACTCTTGATGTTGGTGCTGGTAACGGTATCAGCGTCTCTGCAGACGCGATTGCTGTAGTTGCAAATAGCGGTCTTGCTTCAAATACCTCAGGCGTACACGTTATTGCAAATAACGGTCTATCTGCAAACGCAACAGGCGTTTTTGTTGTTGCCGGAGCTGGTATTGCTTCGAACGCAACAGGTGTGCATGTCGTATCTGGTAACGGTACGATTGTTTCGAATACCTCGGGCGTTTATGTCAATGCTGCTGCACTTTCAATTGCCACATCGCAACTTTCAGGCGACGTTGCTCTTGGTTCGGGTACATCAGGCGACTATGTTGCTACTATCACAGCTGGTAACGGTATTTCTGGATCCTCATCTGGTGAAGGTGGTGCAGCCACGATTGCTGTTGTAGCAAACAACGGTATTGTATCGAATACTTCAGGCGTCTTTGCCAAAGCTGCTAACGGTATTTCTGTTGATGGCGCTGGTATCAACGTTGTTGGCGGTGATGGTCTTACAGCTAACGCGACTGGAGTTCATGTTGGTGCTGCTAACGGTATTAATGTCACTGCAGATGCAGTTGGCCTTACCACTGGTTCAACACTCACGGTCAACTCTGCTGGACTCCATGTTAATACTGCACTCTCGATTACAGATCTTTCTCTTTCCGGAAATCTGACTGTTCTCGGTACGCTTTCGACAATCGATACTACCAACCTGACAGTCCAAGATTCGCTGATCGAGCTTGCAAACGGAAACGCAACAACCGACATTCTTGATATCGGTCTTTATGGTCAATACGGTGCCACTGGAGCTAAATATACCGGTCTTTTCCGTGATGCTACAGATGGCGTTTATAAGCTCTTTGCTGGTTCTCAAACAGAACCTACAACAACTGTAGACACTGCAGCAGCCGGTTATACTACTGCTACATTACAAGCATTCCTAAACTCTGGTGGTTTGGTTTCGAACGCGACTAACGTTACTCTTACTGCGAACTCGACACTCGCGGTTGGTATCACAGCGAATACATTGAGTCTTTCGACTGCACTGCCTGGAACAAGCGGTGGTACTGGACTCGCGACTGTTACTGCAGAAGACATTTTAGTTGCTAACTCTTCGAACGGTTTTAGAAAATTAGCTGTTGGCTCTACTGGATTCGTGCTTCAGTCTAACGGTACAGCAGTTGTATACGCAACCCTCGACGGCGGGACATTCTAATTTATGGAAGCTGAATTTGTAAATGAGTACATCAATCGATTACTCGCGAGTGTACATGATCTTACAAGTAAGAACATCATGCTAGAAACAAGACTGGTCATGGCCGATAAAACCATGACCAGTCTTCAAGCAAAAATTGTTGATCTTGAAAAGCTTGGAAATAAAAATAAAAAAGCTGAAGATACTTCTGTATAAATAGAATATTAGGGGTTACATAACCGCTTCGTTGCTCTATATAGAGGTTGAGAATGGCAAATAAATTTCAATTTAAGCGCACGACAATTTCTGGTCGTACAGCTAATACTACTGACGTAGCAAATTCCGGCTTTATTGATAACGGTGAATTTGCAGTCAACCTAACTGACCGTAAAGTCTTCTCTTCAGATGCTGCGAATGCCATCTTTGAAGTTGGTTCAAATCTCTCTTCTCTCGCTGTCACTACGATCGTAGCCAACGGATCTTCTGGATCCAACGGCCAAGTTCTTTCATCGAATGGAACAGGAGTTTATTGGGGCTCAGGCGGTACGGCAAATGCTGCTACCATGAATACCTATACGTTTACTGTCACATCGAATACCACGGTGTTTACAGGATTAGACGACACATCAAACACATTCGTATATACTTTAGGGCTTGAAAGCGTCTTCATTAATGGTTCGCGTCAGATTGCGGCCGTTGACTATAACACGACAAATACCACGGTCTTAACGCTTACATCGAATGCGATTGCTGGTGATATTGTTCAAGTTACAACTTTAAATGGTGCTTCACTTACTCTCGGATCTCAAGGCGCTCAAGGTGCTCAAGGTGCAACCGGTGCACAAGGTGCTCAAGGCACAACGGGTGCTCAAGGCGCTCAAGGTGTTGCTGGCGCTCAAGGTGTTCAAGGCGCAACTGGCGCAACTGGTGCTCAAGGCACAACGGGTGATCAAGGTGCTCAAGGTGTTGCTGGCGCTCAAGGTGTTCAAGGCGCAACTGGCGCAACTGGTGCTCAAGGTGTTGCCGGCGCTCAAGGTGTTCAAGGCGCAACTGGCGCAACTGGTGCTCAAGGTGTTGCTGGACCTCAAGGTGTTACTGGTGCTCAAGGCGCTCAAGGTGCTCAAGGTGCCACCGGTGGAGGTGTAACCTCAGTCGCCACGGCTAATGGACTTTCTGGTGGAACGATTACAACTAGTGGTACAATTGGAGTAACTGCTGGGCCAACACTTACGGTCAATACGACTGGTATTCATGTGAATTCCACATTATCAATCGCCGATCTTACACTCTCGGGTAACCTGACAGTTTCCGGTACAAGAACTTACGTGAACACCACAACACTCGACGTTGGTGATAATATTGTTACGCTGAATGCAGATCTTGGAGCTAATCCTCCTACTGAGAATGCTGGCTTCGAGATCATGCGCGGGACGTCTGCCAACGTTCAGTTCGTCTGGGATGAAACAAATGATCGCTGGTCTACAAACAGTCAACCACTTGCTGTTTCGTCTCTTGTAGCCGCAGGTGCTGCATCTGGAATTACCACCCTTGCTGCCGGTAATACTACGATCACTGGTTTTGCCAACGTAACCTCGACGCTACAAGTAGCTGGTATTACTACTCTTAATGCCAACGTTGCAATGGCAAATAATGTGTTAAGTAATCCTAAGCTTGCTTCATACAAAGAAGCAGTTGTTGCCAATACTATAACAACAACTACTCACACTGTAGATTTATCACTATCCAACGTATTCGATTTGACATTGGCCAACGCGTCTATTACAATTACATTTTCAAATCCTCCTGCATCGGGCAATGCATACAGTTTCACACTTCATTGTAAACAAGACGCCACGGGATCGAGAATAATCACGTGGCCGGCTTCTGTTAAATATCCGAATGCTTCGACACCGACGATGTCAACTGGTGCAAATAAAATCGATGTCTTCAGTTTCTTTACCCTCGACGGAGGTACAACATATCTCGGTGCCTTATCTCTTGCAAATACAGGTTAATAAGAAGGTTATACGATGCCATTAAATGTATTTAGAGCTTCAGGTAAGGCTGCTCCAGCCACACAAGTATTCAATGCCCCCGCAACATTCGTCGTTCCTGCAGGCGTATATTCTATAGATATATCTGGTCGTGGCGGCAATGGAAACGCTGGTAATGCAGGCAATCCTGGTACTGCTGGCAATGCTGGTAATCCTGGAAATAATGGGGCCGCAGGAACTGGTGGTGCTGGTGGTACAGCTGGGACATCTGGCAATCCTGGCGCATCAGGAAATGCTGGCACAAACGGGGCCGGCGGAGCTGGCGGTGCTGGTGGTACAGCTGGAACATCTGGAAATCCCGGCGCATCAGGAAATGCTGGCACAAACGGTGCTGGCGGCCCAGGAGGAGCCGGAGGTGCTGCAGGGAATGCTGGGAATCCAGGTGCCACTGGCAATGCAGGTACGAATGGTGCTGGCGGAGCTGGCGGTGCTGGTGGTACTGCTGGAAATGCTGGAGCGACAGGAAACTCCGGCAATCCCGGTACTAATGGTGCCGGTGGTGCAGGCGGTGCTGCTGGTAATGCTGGGAATCCAGGTGCCACTGGCAATGCTGGTAACCCAGGAACAAATGGCGCCGGCGGTGCTGGCGGTGCTGCTGGTAATGCTGGGAATCCAGGTGCCACAGGAAACTCTGGTAATCCTGGTACCAATGGTGCCGGCGGTGCTGGCGGTGCAAGAGGAAATGCTGGGAATCCAGGTGCCACAGGAAACTCTGGAAATCCAGGAAATAATGGTGCCGGCGGTGCTGGTGGCACTGGCGGTAGCGCAGGTACGGGAGGAGGCGGCGGACAAGGTTCAGCCCGACCTTGCGGTGGCGGAGCCGGTAGCGGTGGTAGTCCGGGCGGTGGCTGCGGTTGTTTTGGCACCCCATTTGCGCCTTGTTCTGCCCCCGGCGGCGCCGGAGGCTCTCCTGGCGGAGGAAATGGTGGCTTTGGTGGAAGCGCAAATCTTGGGGGGTGCGTTTGCGGCGGCGGCGGTGGCGGCGGCGGAGGCGGCGGTAGCGGAGTGACTGGTAATTCAGGGAGTGCAGGTGGTGCGGGTGCCAATGGAAGTGCTGGAAATACTGGAGCCGCAGGATCAGGGGCAACTGCTGGAGCAGCAGGAAGTCCCGGTGGAGCTGGGGCCAATGGAAATGCTGGAAATACTGGAGCAGCAGGAACTGGAGCAAACGCTGGAGCAGCAGGAAGTCCTGGTGGAGCTGGTGCCAATGGTAATGCCGGCACAACAGGGGCGGCTGGAACTGGAGCAAACGCCGGAGCAGCAGGAAGTCCTGGCGGTGCCGGTGCTAATGGTAATGCCGGCACAACAGGGGCCGCAGGTACAGGGGCAACTGCTGGAGCAGCAGGAAATCCAGGTAATGCAGGCGCAGCAGGAAATACTGGAGCAAATGGTAATGCAGGAACAGGGGCAACCGCTGGATCTACTGGCAATCCAGGTAATGCCGGCGCAGCAGGAAATCCAGGTGCAAATGGTAATGCCGGCACTGGAGCTAATCCAGGGGCAGCAGGGAGCCCTGGAAATGCCGGAGCAGCAGGAAATACTGGAGCAAATGGTAATGCTGGCACTGGAGCTAATCCAGGAGCAGCAGGAAATCCAGGCGGTGCCGGAGCTGCTGGTAATGCTGGGACTGGCGCAGCAAACGGAAATCCGGGATCAAGTGGAAACCCAGGCAACGTTTCAACGTTTGGTTCCTTAGCTAATTTTCCAGGTGGAACCGGTGGTACTGGTGGGGCTGGAGGAAATGCTACAAACGGAGCAGCTGGCTCGGCCGGAACTTCTGGAAATCCAGGTGGATCAGGCAATCCCGGAAATAATGGGGCTGCAGGAACTGGCGGTGCTGGTGGTACAGCTGGGACATCTGGTGGTATTGGAGGAACAGGCAATCCCGGTAACAATGGAGCTGCTGGTACAGGCGGCGCCGGAGGATCGGCCGGTACTTCCGGAGGTATTGGAGGAACAGGCAATCCCGGTAATAATGGAGCTGCAGGAACTGGTGGTGCTGGTGGTACAGCTGGGACATCTGGTGGTATTGGAGGAACAGGCAATCCTGGCACCAATGGGGCTGGTGGTGCAGGAGGAGCTGGTGGTAATGCTGGTAATCCAGGAGCCACTGGTAATGCCGGCAATCCAGGAAATAACGGTGCTGGTGGTGCAGGCGGTGCTGCTGGTAATGCTGGTAATCCAGGAGCCACTGGCAATGCTGGTAATCCAGGAAATAACGGTGCTGGTGGTGCAGGCGGTGCAAGAGGAAATGCTGGGAATCCAGGAGCCACTGGCAATGCTGGTAACCCAGGAACAAATGGCGCCGGTGGTGCAGGAGGAGCTGGTGGTACGGCGGGTAACTCCGGATCTCCTGGCAACGCTGGTGTAGGCGGAGGCGGCGGAGGCGGCGGAGGCGGAGGCGGAGCATCGGGTTGGACTTTAAAGCAAGGTGGTAGCGGCGCCGGCAATGCTGGTACCGCGGGTAATTCAGGCAACATAAGTGGTGCTACTAACGGCAACGGCGGCGCAGGCGGCAATGGAGGACTTCTTTCGGGCGCTGCCGGTGGTTCAGGTAATGCAGGAACACCAGGCAGCGCAGGAAATACAGGAGCCGCAGGAACTGGAGCAAACGCTGGAGCAGCAGGAAGTCCTGGTAATGCAGGCGCCAATGGAAGTGCTGGAAATACTGGGGCCGCAGGAACTGGAGCAAACGCTGGAGCAGCAGGAAGTCCTGGTAATGCCGGCGCTGCAGGAAGCGCTGGTACAACAGGAGCGGCAGGAACTGGAGCAAATCCAGGAGCAGCAGGAAGTCCAGGCGGTGCAGGAGCCAACGGAAATGCTGGTACAACAGGAGCGGCAGGAACTGGAGCAAATCCAGGAGCAGCAGGAAGTCCTGGTAATGCCGGCGCTGCAGGAAATGCCGGAGCGACTGGCAATGCAGGAACTGGAGCTACAAATGGTGCAGCTGGAAATCCAGGAGGTGCAGGAGCAGCAGGAAATGCTGGAGCGACTGGCAATGCAGGAACTGGAGCTACAAATGGTGCGGCTGGAAACCCAGGCGGTGCCGGAGCTGCTGGTAATGCTGGCACAACAGGAGCAGCTGGAACTGGAGCTACAAATGGTGCGGCTGGAAATCCAGGAGGCGCAGGAGCAGCAGGAAATACTGGCACAGCAGGTAGTGCTGGAACTGGAGCGACCGCCGGAACAGCCGGCACATCAAATCCTGGAGCATCAGGAAACGCTGGTAATATTGGTACTACGACAAATTCAGTATCAGTAAAAGTATACCCATATCAAATAGTTTCTATAAATATTGGAACAGGCAGCGCTAATGGTACGATGAGTGTAACATTTTAGCACAAATAACAAAAAGGAAACAATACATGCTAGTAGGAATTAAAGACGTTTATCTTTATACTGGTTTGACTACGACAGGTGGCAACGACTCTGCTGCAGCCTATCAGTGGCTACAGGATAATAACATTGAGTTTACTCATTTATCATACAACGATAGTAGTCAATACGAATCTGTATTCAATGCTCTAAATACATGGGATATTGGAGAATTTACTGATTTTCCATTTGTCATCTACGATGAAAAACATGACGATTTTACCGCAGTCAAACAAGCATTGATTGGCTTAGATGCCATCACAGAGAGCAACTTAGTCGAACTAGCAGCCCTGTAATTTACATATATATAATAGAGTCATTCATTTGGAACATGTTAACATACAAAGAATGGCATTGGTAATGCGTTGCTATGACAAACTTCCACCACATCTCAGAATATGGATCTCAAGCTTACATTTTAGTTTGCATGATGATCATATTCTGAGAGGTGCGAGCGACGTCGAGCAATGTAAAAAATTTATTGAATCTGGTGGAATACACTATGAAAAACCTGGAAATGGACAAAATTGATGTTTTCGTTTTTTGAAAAGAATGAGCCTAAACTAGAATTTCTTTGCTATGATGATGATTTAGGAAATATACCAGAACCTTATCCTGCCCGCAAACTGATACCAGAATGGTATAAAGCTTTGCCAATGAAGAAGGATGTAGGCTTTGATCAATCTACTCTCAAAAGATGCCCACCTTTTCTTGATGCGATGATCACGGGTTGGATTATTCCACTCGTTGCTGATGTTGAAATCACTTCGAATGAAGATTGTTCGTTCATTGAATACAACAGCAAATATCCGAGAGCAATGATCGAGAATCATTTACAGTGGCAAGTAACATCTGACAAATGCCCCGCTCCACATTTACCAAAACCTCCAATTAAATTCATGAACTGGTGGGCAATCAACTGCCCGAAAGGATACTCACTGTTGTTTGTTCCACCATTAAATAGACCTGATCCAAGATTTACTTGTTTTTCGGGTATGGTAGACTGCGATGGTTATTTTGAGTTTATTAACTTTCCATTTGTTTGGAACGAACCCAATTTTAAAGGTATTCTACCTGCTGGTACACCGTTAATGCAGGTTATTCCAATTAAAAGAGATACTTTGTTTTCGAAAAATGTATGTAGAGCATTCAATGAAACTGAACTGAAAGCACTCAAAGGTACACGTAGAAAGCTTCAAAGTCATGAATCCCATTATCGAGATAATATTTGGGAGCGTAAATAATGGCAGTATATCAAATAGCTCCTTCTCCATCGTTAGGTATACCAGAAATTTCTTTTGCATCATGGCGTGATGGTTTTACTGAAGAAGAGATCGATAAAATAGTTAGTATTGGTGATAGTCTCACGATCAAATCTGCTAGTGTTGGACCTGATAGTAAAGTTGAAGAAGCAGTTAGATCATCTAAAATAGGTTGGATAAATCTTACGCCCGAGACTAATTTTATATATGATAGAATTGCTTTCATAGCAAGACAACTGAACGGTGAATTCTTCAATCTAGATATATGGGGATTTGTAGAGGACTTTCAGTATACTATATACGATGGAAAAGACGATCATTATACGTGGCATCTTGACAGAGGTGGAAATGCAACGAATGCGCCTCGCAAATTATCTCTTGTAATACAATTATCTGATCCTTCTGAATACGAGGGGGGAGATCTTGAGATATTTGATGCACCCGTGCCGACTCAAGTCACAAAACAAAAAGGTTTAGTAGTTGCATTCCCGTCCTTTATTTTACACAGAGTAACTCCTGTGACAAAAGGCATTCGTAAAACTCTAGTAGTATGGTTAGCTGGTCCTCAATTTAAGTGAGATAATATGACAAGAGAATGTGGAAGTTGCACGAAGTGCTGCGGTTGGTTAACTGGAGAAGCTCTTGGCCATCAATTTTGGCCAGGAAGGAAATGTCATTTTGTAACTACAAAAGGATGTTCGATACACGAACAACGACCTGAGAATCCGTGCAAATCGTTTAGCTGTGTATGGTTAGGAAATGAAAAGTTTCCACTCGGTCTTGATACTATTCCGATGTGGATGAAACCAGACGAATCAAACGTAATTATGGTTTGGAGACAACACGAAAATCCTGATCTTAGCTTTTTACAACTGCTTGAAGCAGGCGCTCCGCTAACAGCCGAAATACTTAGTTGGGCTATTCAGTATGGTTTGAACAACGGTTTAAATATATTTTATCAAGTCAACAGTGGTTGGAATAAGATTGGAAACCGACTGTTTTTAGATACAGTGATAGAGGCTGATCTTTCCCAATATACATAACATAAGGATTTTATTATGACAGACATACTTGATCAGTGGCAGTATTTTAGCTCACCTATCTATAGTATTATGAAGCCAGAACTTCTTGATTTCTCAAGAGCAGCATCAAATGCGGCGTTAAGGGCCGCGCGCAAAATAACAAAAATAAACGATGTATATCCAGTCGTGCAAGCAGATGTGTCTAACGAAGAAGATCTTCTTCCACTGATACAGTACACATTAAACACAGCATGGAATCTTTTGAGCGATCAAGGATACAACATGAATGGACTTTCGACTTATCTTACCGAATGTTGGAGTCAAGAACACCATAAGTATTCATCAATGGAGTATCATAATCACAGCGACTGTCAGTTAGTTGCTTTTTATTTTTTAGAGTGCCCGAAAGATCCTCCGCGAATGGTGATTCATGATCCGCGACCAATGAAACTTATGTTACCACTATACGAACATAATTCTTCTAACATTACCACAGCAACATCGTCTATTAATTTTACGCCAGTTCCTGGTCAACTAATGTTTGCAAATTCCTGGCTACCGCATAGCTTTACTCGTAACACATCAACCAAACCTTTCAAATTTATTCACATGAACATTGGTACACGTCCGTACATTGAACCTATAGTATATGATGCAACAGCAGAAATAATCTAATATGTCTGAGTTTATGATAAGATTCAATCAATCAAGAGGACAACCTAATCGCGGGACAGAAGATCATGTCTGGCGCGTTTTCGAAGATGGTAAAGAATATCTATGTAAAAATGTTATCATTAATGTTCCAAGCCGTGGGGCAAAGACAGGTCAAGATTGGAATATCTGTTGCGAAGGTACTATGAGCATATGTAAAGACACCTCTACAATTACTATTAACTAAATTATTATCGGTGAAATTATGAACTTAGAATTTTCAGAAATAAAACTTTATAACCCAGGAGTTCTTAAAACAAGAATTCCAGTTTCTATTTTTGCTGAGTTGACTTGTGACTTGCAAAAGCAAGTTGATAATAATCCGGAAAAATACAATACTAATTTAGCTGGGCAATTAGAAACAGAATTTCAGTATGTTATTAACGGGCAGTTTAGAGAATGCATAGAGCAAACGTTTCTTGAATATAGAAGAAAATTTAATTTTTATGAAAATCATAATTATGTCATTGATAATGATGCTTGGGTAAATTTTCAGAAGAAACACGAATATAATCCAATACATTTTCACCACAAAGCTATTTCATGGGTGATATGGATTGCAATTCCTTATGATTTAGAAGAGGAATTAAATATGCCAAATGTAAGAGAATCAAACTATAAAGTTGCATCAAAGTTTGAATTCATTTATAACTCATTAGACGGTGGAATTAGTACGACTCAATTAGATATTGATAAGACATGGGAAGGTTCTCTTATTATGTTTCCAAATTATCTTAAGCATCAGGTATATCCGTTTCAAACTTCAGACGAACATCGTATTTCTATTTCTGGTAATATAGACATTAGAAATTAATTGGGCGAAGTGGAGTTAAGACTACAATTGTCCCAGAAATTGATGAGTATGCTCTTGCGAGAGCCGCTTTTGATTTCATTGACCCAATGGTAGTATCGACTGCCTTCGAAGTATAAGACCGCACCTTCGGTAGGTTGAAAAGACTCGTGTGTATATTTTAACAATTCTTCTTTTAAAACTTCCGGAGGGCTCAGTTCTTTTTCATAGTCTAACCAACTTCTTTCAGAAATACAAAATTCTCCGCCTTCAAGATCGATTGCTTCTAAGTAACACGATATGGTAATTGGAGACATTAATTCTTCTGGTTTCAACTTTTCTCCAGCCTCAATTCTGTGCCGAAGCTTTTCATTAAAATCTACATGAGGCCACAAATCTCCAGAAGATTTATACGCCTGATACCAATATTCAATATGAGTTTTGTTACAATTAAACTGTTCTCTGTCGAGAAATTCAAGCACAGCTTCATCTGTTTTATTTGTAGGCGCATTACGATCAAAGTAATGCATGTTCGTATGCCTATTTAAACCTTCAAGAAAAGTTAAGCGAATATCTTCATCGAGAGTAGATCTACGAATAATCCTCGAGTTTCCATGGTACATTTTCAAATCTTTCAAAAACATATTTAGCAGCCTCTTTATTCTTTAAAGATTTACCAAAAGCCTTGACGAAACTGTTTGGCATTTTCTTATAGGAAGAAGCTCCTGCTTTATTATCACATTCTGCTGGATGTCGAGAAATTTCTAACTCGTCACATATCTGATTGATATTGGTTTGAGTAAAAAAATCCTCATAAAAGAAGTAGAGCGGATTTGCGAACACACTGTCCAAAGCTTCGATAGTTTCTTTATATTTACATGATATGAAATTGCTCATGACAAATCGTGAAGCTAACGACCGATTTGGAATTTTACCTCCTCCAATCATATTCCAAGAAGACCAACTCCTCTGAATAGGATCTCTCATAATATAAACTGGTACTACTTCGATATCGTATTTTAGTAAACCGTTTTTAATAAGTCGAAAGATGTTCTCACTCGAGCCTTCATAATGTGTGAAGTCACCAGTCACTTGATTTATATTTGAAACCGCTTGAAAGAAAGACTCTATGTCTTTTCTATATTCGCTTACATCTTCTAAGACAGGA